GAGGAAAAGATGCTTTAACCGCAAAACCAGCAATAGAAAATGCTCAATCAGTAGAGAGAACAAAAAATATTATAGCAGATACAAATTTAAAAGTAGATCAATTAGATATTAATAATCTTAAAAAAGATGAGTTAAAGCGTAATATTGAAAAATTAACAATGTCTAACGAATTTATTCGTTTAGAAAAAAATCAACAATTAGCTATTCAAAGGGCAATAGAAAAATCAATTAAAATTGCTACAGATTTAACAAGAAAGAAAATAGTTACAGAAGATTTTAATCAACAAAATATTTATAGACAAATAACAGAACCTTTAAGAAAGTCATTACAAGATGAAAACGTAGACATGTCATGGTTAGACAAAATTATTGGACTAGGTGGAATGTTACTACCTTATAATATGGGTAAAATTTTACCAAAATTTGGAAATTAATGAGATTATATACACAAGACCAATTATTAAGATTAATTAAGTTGTATAATACAGCAGATGAATCAGAAAAAAAGTTATTAAGACCATATTGCGATCAAGCAATATTTAAATACTTTAATCACAAACTAAAAACAAAAAAATGCGAAGACGAAACTCATATCGCCGCTCATCTCGAAAGCGCGGTTATGGCAAGCGTAAAGTAAGCCGCAGCTACTATGTATCACGTGGCGGAATTAGACTATAACAAAAGGGGGTTAGTCACCCCCAAATTTTAATTTATTAAAAACAAAAAACAAAACAATGGGAAAAAATTTATTCAATTCCATTAAGTTACAAAGACCAAAAAAGAATGTCTTTGACCTCACGCATGACGTGAAATTAAGTGCAGATATGGGCAACCTTACACCCATATTGACTTTAGAATGTGTACCTGGAGACAAATTTGAGTTAGGTTGTGAATCACTTATTAGATTTGCACCTCTTATTGCACCAGTTATGCATAGAATGGACGTAAGTATGCATTATTTCTTTGTTCCTAATCGTATTTTATGGGAAAATTGGGAAAAGTTTATTGTAAATCAAGATTCAGGATTTACACATCCTTATTTAAATGTAAATTCAGGTTGGACTGATGCTCAAAAGAAATTTGCTGATTATATGGGAATACCTCCAGCTCCTTCTGGTAGTGTTGAAACACCCATTAATGCTTTACCTTTTGCTGCTTATCAAGCAATATTTAATGAATTTTACAGAGACCAAAATTTAGTTCCAGCAGTAGATTATAAATTAGTTGACGGAGAAAATAGCCGATCAATTTTAGCAGTTATGCGTAAAAGAGCTTGGGAACATGATTATTTTACTAGTTCTTTACCATTTGCCCAAAAAGGTGCTGCTGTAGATATTCCATTAGGAAGTATTGAAGTTCCATGGACTAAAATTGCTGGTAAATCACAAATTGGTACTAATCCTGATATTGCTGGTACTACAGGAGCTATATATGAAGTAGATGGAGGTGTACCATCACCTTTAACTACTGGTTTATATTTACCACAACAAACTGCAGATGTAGAACCTACAACAATTAACGATTTGCGCCGTGCTTTTAGATTGCAAGAATGGTTAGAAAAAAACGCAAGAGGCGGCACACGTTATATTGAAAGCATTTTAACACATTTTGGTGTTAAATCAAGTGATGCTCGTTTGCAAAGACCAGAATATATTACAGGAGTTAAAACACCAGTTGTTGTTAGTGAAATAGTAAATACAACTGGAGAAGTAGACGGATTACCACAAGGAAATATGGCCGGACATGCTATGAGTGTATCAAGTGGTAGAAGTGGATCTTATTATTGTGAAGAACATGGTTATATTATTGGTGTAATGTCAGTAATGCCAAAAACTGCATATCAGCAAGGTATTCCTAAAACTTATCTTAAAAATGACTCATTAGATTATTTTTGGCCTTCATTTGCTCATATTGGAGAACAACCAGTAACAAAAAATGAAATTTACGCTTATACTTCAAATCAAAATGACACTTTTGGTTATGTACCTCGTTATGCTGAATATAAATATATGCCGAGTAGAGTTGCTGGAGATTTTAGGACAACTTTAGATTATTGGCATCTAGGCAGAATCTTTGCTGAAGAGCCTGAATTAAATGAAGTATTTGTAGAATGCGATCCTACTAAGCGTATATTTGCAGTAGATGATCCAACTGGAGATTCATTATATTGTCATGTTTTAAATAAAATCAAGGCTATACGACCTATGCCGAAATTTGGAACACCAATGTTCTAAAATGTCTTCTCGTTGTATAACACCATTTTACAAAAAAGAGCCTATAAGAGGTGAATACATGCCTTTACCTTGTGGTAAATGCCCCCCATGTAAAAAAAGACGAACCAGTGGCTGGTCGTTTAGGTTGAAAAAAGAAGGAGAGCGGAGTAATTCCGCTCTCTTTATAACATTAACTTATGACACTGAATATGTCCCAATCACAAAAAATGGGTTTATGAATTTAGATTTAACCGATTTACAAAAATTTTTTAAAAGATTAAGAAAACGGACAAATGAAAAAATTAAATACTATGCAGTTGGGGAATATGGAAGTACAAAAAAGCGACCACATTATCATATCATTCTTTTTAATGCTAATAAAGAACATATTATCGATAGTTGGACTATTGATCATAAGCCTATTGGTAGTGTGCATATTGGTGATGTTAGTTCTGCCAGTATCGGTTATACGTTAAAATATATGTGCAAAGAATCTAAAATTCCAATGCATCAAAATGATGATAGAAAAAAGGAATTTAGTGTTATGTCTAAAGGTTTAGGACAAAATTATTTAACTAAACAAATGATCAAATGGCATAAAGCAGACTTAAATAATCGTATGTATGTACCAATAGAAGACGGCAAAAAAATTGCAATGCCGCGTTATTACAAAGATAAAATGTATACTGAACAAGAAAAAGATAAAATTAACCAACACATGGGTAATTTAGATGAATTAAATTACAAAAAACTTATTCAACTTCATGGTTCAGAATTTGAATTAGATAGAATACAAATGGAACAAGGCTTATTTCAGTTTAAAAAAATGTATAAAAATGCTGAAATAGACCGCAAAACAAATAATTTATGAAAATAAAAAACATTTTAAACGTAAATACGTTTGAAAAAGATCATGAAAAAAATGGTCAACCAAGTTTAACAATTCCCGACCAATCAATGTCAATTAGAGAATTATTAAGAAGATATGCTAGTGGTTTACCACTTGGAGGAAGTAAAGAAGAAATATGGGAAGGAGAAGATGGTGATGGTATTGACCCTCGCAGACTCGATTTAGCAGACCGCCAAGAACTTGAAATAGCTGCTCGTCAAGAGCTTGCGGAAATTGAAGAGCGTTTAAAGAGCAAAAAAGTAGAAAAATCGTCAGGAAAACTGACGAAAGAACAGATTCAAGACATTGAATCTCAAGATGTTGAAAACATCTAAAAACAGAGTAAAACGGCTGTGCAAACATGTTTGCATGGCTGTTTTAATCAAGACAAGCGAAGCGCGTCAGTAATAAGCACTAATACTCTTGATATATTAGTGCTTATTGACACCAAAGAGCTATATTTGGTTAGTGAATAGTCAAAATGTAGCGAAGCGGAAGACTGACAATGAACAAAAACAAAAAAAAGCGATTGTGTCACAAAAAAAATAAAAAACAATGCCGGTAGATCCATGGTTACAACTCGGAGCTAGTATATTAAATACAGGCTCACAAGTCTATACAAATGCACAAAATAGAAAATGGGCATTACAAGATTGGAATAGACAAAATGCGTTTAACGCACCAAAACAACAAATGCAGAGATATAAAGAAGCTGGATTAAATCCAAATTTAATTTATTCTCAACAAAACACTGCAAGTCCAGTAAGGAGTACTGATGCTATTGCACCAAAATTAGATGCAGATTCATTAGGAATATTAGGAAAAACAAACAAGTTGAAGTTACAAGATTTATCTATGCAAACTGCTGCTGCACAGTTAGAATCAACAAATGCTCAAATAGCAAAAACAAAAGCAGAAGAAACATATATACGTTCAAATACAGATTGGAGAAATTTACAAAATGATATTACAAGAGGAGGACAAGATGCTTTAACCGCAAAACCAGCAATAGAAAATGCTCAATCAGTAGAGAGAACAAAAAATATTATAGCAGATACAAATTTAAAAGTAGATCAATTAGATATTAATAATCTTAAAAA